TTTTCCTTGCTGTTGATCCAGAAGAAAAACATCGTTGGATTTACGACGGGATGGACTTGAAGCAACCCGACGCGGCTGCTCTGGGTCGCTATATCAAGGACCATCAAGGGAATACTAAGTTTGAGTGTGGGTTTATTGACAATCGCATGGGCCGTCAAACGCAACCTTTGGATGATCCGCCCCTTGGGTACTATCACTGGCAAGCCCTGATGGAGGCTGGCGTTGAGATTCGCCGCCGTGGTAATGCCAATGGATTCGTTCCTGGATGCGACAAGATCGAAGCTCGGGAAGAGGCGTTGCGGAGTTGGATGCGGGTGCGCGAAGACGGACCTTTTGCGGGCACTCCGTTGCTGAAGATCGCCCGGGGTCGCATTCCCAAACTGGAACGCCAGATTCGCAATGTTCACAATGAATCTCACGAGTCGGCCGATGCCAAGCGAAAGATCATTAAGGACATGTGCCAATGTGCCGAGTATCTCGCCGCCGGCACACCGTACTACTGGCCTCCCGAGCCGCTGAATGGAGCCACTCGTCTTCTGCCGTCGGATACGGCGTGGGACGCATTACAACGCAAACGCCGCAAGAAACAACACAGCGGCACCATGGTCCTTGCTTATGGAGAGTAGACGATGCCTGATCCGTGCCCTCCGGAACTCACCCCGACCGCTCCCGTGAATACCCCTCCCGTCGAACCGGGCGACGACGTTTTGGTCTATCGCGGGCTGAACCATGAAGGCAGCAGTTTGGCCGTGGCGGATTTCGTCACGCCATACTCCCTGAAACTGACACACAATGGTACTCAGTATTCGGGAGTGCGATACCGCAAGGACCCAATTCTCAAGTCTCGACCAGACCTGATTGTCGATGCCGGTGGCCTGGTGTGGGACGAAGCTCCGCGAATGAAGCGACTCCGCGAAGTCGAGGATCTTCTGAAACAACTGTCGAATGAATCTCCGAGAATGGCGAGACTCCGGGAACTCGAAGATCTCGTCAAGCAGTTGTCCGTTGAAGTTGCCGTCTTGAAGAAACGAGCGAAGGATGGAAGCACTTCTTAGAAGCATTGCCAAACTGTGGCAACGGCAGATCAAGGCGGCACAGGACGCCCGCAGCGAGTGGGATACCACCGTCGCCAAGATTCGCCGGTACTACCGAACGCCCCGCATGTTTTCGACTGACGGCTATTACAACGATCCCCATGATCAGCCGTTCATGTCGGGCAAAGCCCCACACCATGCGGTCGCCATCGGCAAGGTGGGTGAATTTGTTCGGGTAATGCTTCCCTGGATTGCGGCCAAGACTCCCAACCGGCTTGTCACACCCGACCTCCCGGCTTTGTCGCAAGAACTGGTGGCTTCCGTGTATCCGCCTGGCACAGAGATCATCCGACAGCAGCAGGAAGCGGATTTGCAGGTGGGAGCGGCATTGCTGAGTCACGCCGTAGGTTACACGGCCCGCGAATCCGTGTTCAACTTCCATCACGAAAGCCGCATGGCCTGCAAGGACATGCTGCTCTCGGGACGCGGTATCCTCTGGCAGGAAATCATCGAAACGCCGGATGGTCCGTTGCCCGGAGCCTTCTATGTTCCGGACAAAGACTTGTGGTTTGATCCGGCGGCCGACATGCCGAGAAATGCCGATTACGCGATTCGTCGCAGAGAGCGGCCGGTTTGGAAAGTCGCGGAAGAGCGGGGGTTGGATGTCGAGGAACTCCTAAAGGCCGTCAAGAGTACGCCGTCCGGACACAACCCGACTGAAAAGGCCGTCACGGATACGATGGTCTATTACGAAGTCTACAGTCGGATGGGCATCGGGCATCGGCTCGATACACAAGACCCCGAACTAGAAGAGACTGCCGTTCTGTTTGACGATGCCGGCGACTACATCTTCCTGGAGATTTCCGAAGACCTAGACTACCCACTCAACTTGACGACCGACATGCTGGCCGTCATGGACCGAGAGAAGATCAAGGATACCCTACACTGGCCCATCGAAATCTGGGGCGATTACTCCGATCCGTGGCCGTTCGCTCTGCTCGACCCTTATCCCGAAGGTCTGTATCCGAAACCGCCCCTTGAAGATGCCTTGCCTCTGATTCGCTTCATCGACTTCGGCTGGGGTTGGCTGATGGGGCACATCAAGATTTCCGCTCGGCAGATCATCATCATCGCCAAGGCACTTGGCCTTGTCGTCAAAGAAGGCATCTTGGAGGGATACGACCTGGAAGTCTTGGAACACGATGGGGCACCGGGCATCGACATTCCGAAGATGGTCCACGTTCTCCAACTTCCCGAAGTCAAGAAGGAGATTTTCGAGATTCTGTCCGGTGCCGACCGGAAACTAGAGGAATCGACCGGGATGCTGGAGATTCTGACCGGCGGCAGTCCGCAGACGCAGGATCGGTCGGCCGCAGCGTCGAACATCCGGCAGTCGAACGCCATGATCCGGCCGCAGGATTTGGCCGATCAGGTCGAGTCTTTCCACTCGGCTACGGCGGCCAAAAACGGAGCGGCGTTTCGTCTCATCGTTCGGGAGAAGAGCATCGCTCCGATCTTTGGGGAAACGATTGTCGGTCCTACCGATCCCAATGGGGAATTGCAGCCGATTCTCGCCCCCTTGACTGAGAAATGGAAGGCGTTGCTGGAGACGGAGAAGCCGTATCTCGCTTCTGCCGACTACACCTACACCATCGAGGCGGGCAGCGGACGACGCAAGAACCGGGAGAAACTCCGCAACGACACCCTGGAGTTTGCCAAGATCGCCCTGCCAATCTTCATGCCGTACTACCAGACCACGGGCGACGCTACCCAACTGAACGCTCTTATGGCGGACCTGGCAGTGGGGAATGAAGTCAACCCCGACCGATACCAGTTTCCCGACCGGCAACTTGAGATGATGCAAGCCGCCGCGTTGCAGCAACAGCAAGGTGGTCCGCCGGGACAAGAGGGACCTCCGGGGCAACAGCCGCCGGCCGACCAGCAAGGACAACCCGTTTCCGATGAACAAGGAGCGATGTACCAATGATCGTCGGCGCGACCCTGAACGGCAAACACTACGACATGACGGACCCGGTGGAGGCAGAGGCGTTCCGCCAGGCAAAAGTAGCACTACGGGCCAAACGAGGATCGTTCGGGATGCCTGCAATCCACGGGGACGCAATCTACAAAGGGTCCGATGATGGGTTTGGGAGGGATGAGAATTCTCGCCGGATTGCCCGTGCGGCGGCCCTGGCTGCCGGGGTGAATCCAGAAGGCAAGCGGTACGTTTCCGGACTGGTGCGTCCGGAAGTTGGTTTCGGCGACCCGGCCGCTTGGGTGGACAAAGGCGAGGCCCGAAGCCAGATTCGTCGTCGTTGTGAAAAGGAGGGGTGGGAGTGCAACGGACGAGTTGAAGTCAAGGGTCGCAACATGGAAGCGAATCCCACTCCACTCGACCAATACGAAGTGGCCGATGACATTACGGACGCCGAAACCGAACGCACGATCCAGGAAGAGAAGCTGTCCCTGACGCCTTCCGAGAAAGTAGTCTTGCGGCAGAAGACCAAGGATCGGCTGTCGGGAAAGAAGTAGGAGTTTGGAAATGCCCGAAGGAACCCGAGTCGCCAAGATCAAGGATGCCTTGATGGGCAAGGGGTATCCCATTGGCTCTGCGATTGCGATTGCCCAGCACCAGACGGGGTTGTCCTACGCTACGGGTAAGCCGCCGAAATCAAAGTCCAAGGCCAAGAAACGGAAGACACGCTAATGGCTGGACCGCTGCTGCTACTTGCTGAAGACGTAGCCCAACACCTTGACCGCTGGGCGGCAGGCCATGCCATTTCCGCCCAGCAGGACTCCTATCGCACGGCAATCCAGGCGGCATACTTGGAGATCGGCACGGCGTTCAATTGGAGTTTTCTCCACCAGCAAGGCCGGATTCATCTTGCCGCTCCCTACTCGACAGGCACAGTGGCCTACACGCATTCGACTCGGGCTCTGGTGTTGACGAGCGGAACCTGGCCCGCCAATTCAATCGACTACACGGTGCGGGTAAATGACATCAACTGCGCCGTGGCATCCCGGGATTCCGACTCGCAACTGACACTGGACGCTACGCTTAATCCTGGTGCAGACATCGCGGCAGGCGAGACCTACGAGATTTACCCGACCTACTATCGCCTGCCAAACGATTTTGCTTCGATGGTCATTCCGCGTACCGAAGAGTACCACTGGAACATGGAGGCTGTGTCCTACGACGAGATCATGTCGCTGGACCGGCACGACCACACGACGGGCACGCCGAGGAAATACTGCATCCGGGCGGTGGAAGACCTGTTGGGGCAAGTGGGCTTTTACGTCTACCCGGCGTCCGATGCCGTTGGAACTCTCGACTTCATCTATCGACGGCGGGGGCGGGACATCCGCTTCACGGGAATGAATGCGGCGGACTATCAGGGAACGGTGGCAGTGACGGCTGGGTCGGCCACGGTAACGGGGACGGGGACGGCTTTCAGCAGCCTCGTCCCCGGGGCCGTCATGCGGATCGCCGCCAATGCGACCAAGCCTACGGCGATGATCGGGAGCAATCCGTGGGTGGAAGAGCGGTCGATTGCCTCCCGTTCCTCCACCACTGCCTGCGTTTTGGACGCCGTAGTCACCCAAACCTTGAGCGCCGTCAAGTACGTTATTTCAGACCCCGTAGACATCGACCCCGCCCTCCACAACCTGATGCGGGCCGGTGCGGTTTGGCACTTTGCCCAAGAGCGTGGCGCGGTTCTTCCAGCGGTTCTGTTTCAAGGCCAGCCGATGACGGAATACGAACGGGCCTTGATGATTGCCAAGAGTGCGGATAGCCGGATCGGCGAGCGGCGGGTGTGCGGCGGCCGAGGGACATGGCCGAGGCGCTTGGCCGACATGATTTCAAGTTACCCAGCCGAGTCGTAAGAGCATGGCAACCGACCCCTTTACTCTCGTTCACAATGCCTTCTGGACCCTTCTGGAGGCCAACACCACCATCACGGGTCTGGTGCCGACTACGAACCGCCTAAAACTCGACAACACGGCGTCGCCGGAAGTTCCTCCCGATATCGGTGTGTTCGATGAGCCGGTATTGCGGGTGCGTCCCACACAAGGCGTGGGAGGGTTACTGACAACCAGCAGCGGCAGCAACGTCAAACTGATTTACCTAATTGAGTTTGCCGTTGGGGAACGATACATCAACGATTTCTATCCGCTCTTCTGGGCAATCGTTTGTGCCCTCTCGAAATGGGAGGCCACGATGGAAGCCCTGGAGTGGTTGGGAGGGACGGCAGGGGCAGACCAGCACTTCGTCAAACTGTGCAAGTTGATAGAGGTGCCGAGTCAGTGGACGAACCGTGGGGTTGCCAGTCGGCAACCCGGCTGGTTCACGGCAATGGCGTGCGAAGTGTCCATGTGGTTCAAGACGAGCGACATGCAAGCGTAAAACAGATACAGGTCCCCTCCGCGAACAGTAATATGGGGACTTCCCGATGGCGGTTATCAGCGGCAAAGCCGGAGTAGTCAATGGGGCTTCCACCATCGGTCGGTGGCAGATTGAAACACACGGGGCGGAACTCCCGTCACATCCCGCCTCCGGGTCCACTTACGTCCTGAGTGCCCTGGAAGGCAATACGGATTGGAAAGGTCACTACTATGCCTACGGTCACACGCCTGCCAGTATGCCGGGCGACGCCCTGGCCTTCATCGGCTCTTTGGACGGTTCTCTCGGTGTGACTGGAACGGCAATCGTGGACGCCGTTCAGATCGACATCAACGTCGAGAGCGGCGAGCCGATTGCCCACGTCGTCCAGTTCTCATCGAATGGCACCCTGGCTCTCGGGTCGGCTGCTGCCACCGATTCCAGCAGTCCGACTATCTTTTCTCCCAAGAGTCGCAAGGTTGCGATCGCCACGGCGGCCAACCCGATTTCCGGCCAGTCCTGGACTGACGTAACTGAGATCAAGCGGATGCGGTTGGTGTTCGGAGCGAAGAATCCCCGATACGTCAACGCTGCCACGGCGGGCGTCTTCAAGCGGGTGGCCGGCAACATCTTCGCCGCCGCCAACTATGTCGCCCACACCAGCAGTCCTGCCGGTATTCCTTTACCCAATGCGATCAAGGGACTTCGATTTTACGTCACGGCGACGACCTATTGGGAGATGGACTGGGGCATCGTCGAGAACGTCCGCGACCTTGGGGTAGACCGCGAGACGGCCGATCCGGTGTTCTACTCGATTGATTGGCGGTTCCAAGCCTTCACCGACTTCAGCGGTACGCCGCTGCAAGGCAAGATCGTCAAGCCTGCCGTTACCAACTGGTGGCCCGCCGCATGAACGAAGAAGAGCAACCACTCGAAATCGACCGCAATCTCCTGCAAGTCGCGGTACAGCAGGAGGCACGGAGGTTTCCCGCTCAGACACCGGAGGAGGTTCAGGCCCCGTCATCGTCTGGGGAAGGGATGCCTCCGATGTCTTTTCCGAACGTCGGCCCACGTTCA